TTATCATTTTCAGCAAGACCAAGTAATTGTCCTTCTCCTTCACCTAATTGAAATAAACCATTTGGAGCATGTTTTTTACCATACACAAATAAAAAACGATTTACATTATCATAACCATATTGTTTGGCTATTTCTTTTAAAGCAATTATTTCTTGTTTATCTTTTGTTTGATAAGCATAAGCAAAAGTTTTATCATCTTTTTCATAAGGAAACAAAAAAGTTTCTCCTGTAAGACCTAACTTATCAGGTTCGTTGCTTACACCAAAAGCACTTTTATTTCGATTTTTATATTTCTCAAAATATTCGCTTAAAGCATCAGCCGTTTCTTCTGAACCGTCTTCATCACTTTTTGTAAATAAATCCCAAACACTATTAACATTACCAAAAAGATTTGTAACTTTCTCAATTGGCATACTTGTTATTTCATTGTCTTTACCTTTTACAGTGTTATTTTTTGTATAGCCTTGCATCCATAAATTGTTATTTCGTCTAAATGTACTGTTTAATACACTCAAATCAAATTTATTATTTTTAAAATGATTCCTAAACGCTGTAACATTTTCAGGAATTGCCAAATGGCTTTCTAAAGATTGCCAAAATTGATTTGATCTAGCATAATCATCCCTTTGAGTTGCATCATCAAAATAAGTTGGTGTTCCTCTAAACGAATAACTTCCTATGCTTATCATGTTTTTATCAACATTATTAATTGTTTTTTGCAAATTTGACATGTCAAGATTTAATCTTTCTCCGGGCATACCAAAAATGTTAATAGGTTTTCTGTTAGCAACTTGTTCTTTAGCACCTTTTATAATATTTGCTAATTCTTTAGGTATTTCTTTTTTAGGATCAGTTGCAGCTTCAAACATAAAATTTTCTAAAGAAGCTATTCGTTCTTCGTCTGCTCCTCTAGCTTCCCTTTCACGTTCTATATTTTTTGTAAACCCACCAACAAGTCCTTTTGTAAATGCGTAGCCAAAACTCATATCTCGTCTTCCTCTGTTTCTTTTGTTAAATTTGTATTTAAAAAGTTTTCTTCAGTTTCAGGAGTAGGTTCGTTTCCTTCTCGTATAGCTTGATTTACATTTTCACGTATATACTCAAACATACGAGGATTATTTATTTTAATCATTTTAAAGAAATTTTCATCATTCATGACACCTTCTTGTCCTGCGTCTTCATTTTCAAACATGCGGTAAGGTATAGATGATTCTTCAGCCATGTTTGCAATAGTTATAGCTAACGGAGCTTTTATAAGTAGACCCACATCAGGTGTAAACATGCCTTCGTGAAATCCTTGAAGAATATAACCTTCTACCATTGTTTCAACAGATACTCCTGTTAACAACAGTTTTTCCATTTCTTGTCTAGTTTTTTTAACATTTAATTTTCGTATAGCTTCTTTTAACACTATCTCTGGATCTACCATCTGAGGTGGTCTTCCCCACGCCCATTTAGTGTTATCCAACGTAAGAGAATGACCTACAGGAGCTATAGCAAAATCATCTTTTGCTTCAATTGAACCTACCAACGGAGGAGTTTCTGTTATATTCATTTCCATTTTTTTACCACACTATTATGCTGTTTTTGTTGTTTTTCTCGATACGCCCTTTACACTTGTTGTACCAAGTCCAATAGTTTTTCTCCCTGAACCTATATTTGGTTTAACTTGAAATTGAGCAAACAAATTGTTTAACTGGGCGTTATTAGCTCTTTGTAACAAATTTCTAAGAGGGTCTTGAACTTGTCCAAATCCTATGGGATTTCCTGATGCAGATGATGTTTGAAACGAACCTCTGTAACCACCTCTGGTAAGAGAGCTTAAACTTTTTGGTGATCTAAATTTAGTTTGTTGAAAACCTGCTTGACGATTGCCTTGTTTATCTGTAGTTGATTTAATATACGCTGATGCACCTTTTCTTATAAATCCAAAGGCACTGCTTAAATCTTCTTTTAAATAGTCACCCGCACTCATCCCTTCCATGACACCTGTAGTATCTAAGTCGTCTACAACTTCGTCAACATATCCTAATGTTTCTGCAGTCCAATCAACAACAGGCTCAATAAAATTTGTTATTGAATCCCATAGACTTCCATCCGACATAATATTACTCCTTTATATTAACTTCCTATCCATGTTGCTAACCAATTTCCTACCCCTGAAGCAACTGCGTCTTTTTGTTCTTTACTATATATTTCTTTACTATTTGCAAAATCCATAGCCATTACACCTATCTCGTGTTGTCGTTGAAGAGCCGATTCTGATTTTTGAAAATTCCACGCAGCATTATCTTTATATTTTAACCACAGATTATTAAGTGCGTTTTGAGTTATATTTAATTGGCTTTGAACATTTAATCTGTTTGTTTCATTTTGTAAAGCTGTTCCTGCTGTATTAATTGACCTTCGCCATTGAACATTATTTTGGTCTATGGCAAACCCCATACTAGCATTAAATTTTTCACGAGCATCTCTCATGGATGTGTTGTATTGAGCCATTGCATTAGCTTCACCTGTATTAAACTGTGCTGTGGCTACTGTTCTATTTGCGTTAGCTGTTTCAACTTGTGATCCTAATTGTGCAAAAAATTCTTGAACTTGAGCATCGTTTTTTGCATTGAACTCTCTTCGTGCATTTTCTTCCGCAGTATCTTTAAATAAAGCTTGTGTTAAAGCACTGTAACTTAATTCATTTGATTTTTGTTGTGTGGTTAAATTTGCTGTATCTACCGATAACAAAGTTTGTGCGTTAGTTACTGCTCCCTGAAGTCGAGCAGACAAATTTGCTTTATCCATTGCGGCAAAAGTAGCAGCATTACTAAGTGCTGTTTGTTGTGCGTTATTTAAATTTTGTAATTGAATTGTTGCATATCTGTTTGCATCTTGCACAGCTATGTTTATACCCGATTCCATTACTGCTTGAGTCATTGCAGCGGCGGCCATACTGGATGCCCCCATACCTCTTGCTTGCATAACTGCAGATACTTTACGAACAGCAGGAGACGCCCACGCAGGTAACTCTTCTCCTGAACCTAATGAAGAAAACAACTCCCCAAGTTGATATTTAACTGTAGCTTTTTGATCTAACTCCATCTGTGCAGCAGTTGCAAGAGAGTCTTGACTTACTGTGCCTTGTGGTATATCAGAAATTACACCTTTTGGGTCTGTTATTTGTGCAGTTTTAGCGTCTGTTAATTGTGGAACATTTCTCTCAGTTGTTGAAATTTGACCAACTCCTTCTGTTCCAACTGGTCTAGCTATTGTTGGAGCAACTACGGGTAAAGAACCTGTTGCTGTTACATCACCTTGAACTTGAGCTGCATCTTTTGTTTGAATTTCTTCTGGTTTAAGTGTGGGTAATACAGGTTCAATCTTAGGCATCACACCTTGTTGTCCTGCCGCTAACTTGCCTACTTCTTCTTTAAGTTGTTCTTCTGTTGTAATTGCTACCATTACTTAGCTCCAATTAATATTTTATCTAACTTGTCTTCAAGTCTTTTAATCGCATCCATCAAGTCGTGCATGTCTTCTTTTACATCATCTTTACGTGCGTATTCTTCACGAGTTTTATTAAGTAATATTTGTATTCTTTTTACCTCTTGGAACATTTTGTTAAACGCCCAACCAAACGGCACAACAACCATTGTTAAAATAATATTCCAAAATAACATTGCATCTATTTCCATATTAATCTGTTTTCTCGTGTTTACTCACAACTAGTTTTCTTCTTGCTGTGTCTGTATATTTTGCATTTACACCCCCGCCAAAGTAATTTATATTGATTGTCTGTCTAAACAATTTATCTGTTGGTGCAGAACTAGAGTGGGGGGTTGCAGAGTTAAATAAAAGAAGCCTGTTTTCTTTTGATTCTATTTCTGTTCCATCAGCCATCAAAGTAGGAGCATTACAGTTTGTTAAAAAAAACAATGCTCCGTTATGAAAATAATCATAATCAACATGTGGTGCGTGTATATCTATCTCGTTTTTTATTTTAAAATACATATTTGCTTTTATCCTAATTAACGCATTTATGTGTAATTTACTTGTTATGTTTACAAAAGGTTCTAATACAATTCCTTGTGACCACTCTTGTTTAGCACGAACTGCATTGTTAAATACTAAAGTGGCAAAATAAAAATCTTCTCCATTTACATCGTGTAGATTTATATGTGGAGATGTATACCAAGGAAAATCTCCACCTTTACCTAAATATTGTTTTAATTGTGCAAATTCTATTTCTGGTAAAAACTCGTCATATACTTCGTAATAAAAAGGGCCGTGATGTTTTCTTTTTTTTACTTCTTCTTTCCACTCTTCTTTGTTCATTTAAAGTGGTTTCCCAACAACCAACTTACACAACTGTATCTGACTCCTTCTGTTACGGGTTGCACACCATGTTTTATATATGAAGGAAAAAATATAACTGTGCCTTGTTCCATCGAGTCTTCCACATTAAACTTGTCTTTATCATCTGGAAAAACAAACTCTCCGCCTTTATAATATTCTGGTGCAGTGAGTTGTATAGACATTGATAGTTTTCTCACTAATAAATCAGGATTAACGTTGTCGTAGTGTGCATCTTCGTGTGGTTCGTAAAACCCTTGATTTTTTTCGTCATACCTAGTAATTTGTAAAGTTTCAGGTTCTTCTAAATCAAACTGGTAAAACTTATCATTTGTGTATTTTATTAATTGTAATATCGGTATAAATATATCTAAATTTTTAATTACACTTCTTATAAATGAAACTTCACTTGTTCGTATTTTTTTATTTACTTGACCTTGTGGTGTTGCGTTGCCCACACTTGCAGGTATAAAATTATTTTTACATTTATCTATTATTAAATTACATAATGCAGGAGTAATAGCTTTTTTTGCTACTATAATATTTCGTTTCATCAGTAATCCTATTATTAATTTACTGGATCTCCGTAGAGAAAAGGTCGCCCATCATACCTAAACTCTGGATCAAATTTACCCCCTTTTTCAATATAATGCAAAAATACTTGTGTGTGCCAATCATACTCTAAATCGTTACGCCAATGTTCTTGCTCACACCCTTTGTATATTACACCTTGTCCTTCTTCTAATATAAACTCTTTTCCTTCAACATAAATACCCCAGTTATTTTTATTATCTGATTTTCCTAAACACAAAGTAACACTTACTTCGCATGATGGTCTATCTTTATGGGGTGGACAACATTGTCCTTTGTAATATGTTCTCCAAAACGAATAAGTAGGAACTAACTCTTTATCATACCCTTCTTCTATTTTATTTTTTAAATGAAGAAGTAAAGCTTCTGTAGGACTATCTGCATAAAAATTTGTGCATCCTGCAAAAGGTCCACCTTGAACTTTATCAACTAACCCTCCTACAGTGCGACAATGAGATGTTAAATAATTACTCATCTCACGTGGAATTAAATTTAAAACTTTATTCATTTAGGAACAGTGCCAAGCATGTAAACTATTGCCCACTTACCAGAAAATTCTTTATTTTTGTCAATTAATTTTATTTCATCTACTGAGTGATGATACCAACTTGGAAAAAGAAGTAATCTGTTAGTTTTACATTCAATTTTAATGTTTCCCCGTGTAATATTAAAGTCGCCACCAATGAAATTTTTAGGTTCTTTATACAAAAAAATTATCATTGTCCATTTAAATGTATCGTGATGTTCACCATAATAAGTTGATTCATCATAATACGAAAGCATAGAAGTGCTTATATTTGTATTTGCAAAATCTCCGAACCAAGCATAAATTTCGTTTTCTGTATTAAAATGAAACTGAGTTTTTACTATATCGTGAAATTCTTTAGATTGTATTTTTGGTAAATAATTATTTAAAATTATAGAATACTTTTTATCTTTAAGAACTTCATCTGGAAATACTCTTAAATTATTTGATAATGGTTTCCCTTCAATTGTTTTAGCCACATTAGTTTGATCAGCTTTTTGCATTTTGTCTGTTTGTGAATAAAAATCAATTTCTTTCCAAACATCTTTTAATTCTTGTTCATTATACCAATTGTCAATAACTACATGAGGATATATTTTATGTCGAATATCTAAAACTTTTTTCATAAATACCATTAGTAAGGAAATGTTGCATTACCATCCGCATCAACTTTAGCCCCCGCTCCATCTACATCTTCATCAAATGCTAATTCATTTTCTAAATGTGTTTTTATATCAGTTATAATAGAAGAAGTCAACCTAGTTTCTACCCAAGATATTACGTTTGCTTTACTTACACTGTTATATGCAGTAAAAGAACTTGCAACATTATTTGTATTCATATTTAAATCAACAAAATGTTGTCTCGTTAAATCAGAATTAACATCACTTGTAGCTTTTAAATGTGCTTCAATTCTTTTAATTACATCAGTGTAAGTTGTTCCCCCCGTTGTAATATTTTTTGTATATAATTTTTCAATAACCCACTCATAACTAGCCATTATGACGTTCCTCCTGCAACTGTTCCGTTATTTGTAAAAGTAACATTTGATAATCCTTCTATGTAATTTCCTGCGGCTCCTGCGGCTCCTGCAGCCCCCCCTTCACTACCTGCGGGGTCTGTTCCAGAAGCTCCGTCTTGCCCTGCTGTTCCTGCTTGTCCTGCCGTGCCATAACCGCCACCATCACCACCTGCCGAACCATCTCCACCTGCACCCGCATTACCTTCTGCTGCTGAACCTTCCGCACCTGCGGCTCCACTTCCTGCTGATGGATTGTTATGTCCTCTACCAACTCCACCTGCACCTCCCGCACCTCCTGAAGCACCTTCAGTTGTTGTTGTTGAAGGATAAGTTCGTCTTATATAATACATAACTTGAGGATCTGTAGGTGTATATTGAGGATGTTTCTGGGCCCTATAATATGTGTATTGTCCTACTGTTAAACTAGTTGTTGGTAAAGGTTGTGGATTACCTTGTTGTGATCCACCCCACATTAAATAAGTTGCATTGATTGAGGGGTGTTGTCCGTATGCCCAGTTTGTTCTTTGCGGGTCAGCAAAATTAATAGTTGGGCCTTGTTGTGCTGTTGTAGACTCTTGACCATCTCCTCCGAGACCGCCACCGCCACCGCCGCCACCACCTCCACCTCCTGCTAGAAGGCTTCCGTTGTTGACGAAAACACAAGCACCTGCTGCTTTAAAAGCTTCACCACCTGCTGATCCTGCAGCTCCTGCCCCGCCTGCACCACTAGATCCTGCTGAACCTGCTGAACCCGCAGCACCACCTGCTCCTACAATTGTTCCATTGTTAGTAATTGTAATTGTACCAGAACCACCAGATTCAAGTTCAAGAGCAAATTCTGAAGTGTTGTTTGTACCTAATGTAAAACTTGAAGGTATTACCACATTTTTAGGATAATCTACGGCAAAATCATCAGCACCAAACAAAGGTGCTATATCTTGGTCAGTAGCATTTGCTGAATAAGTAAAAGTAAATCCTTTTCCTTGATCATAAAACTCACTAAATGAAATAGTGCTACTTGTAGGTATGTTTGCAGCATCATTAACCGCAGGATTTCCGGGGTGTTTTGTTCGTATATTACTACCCCCCCGATATAAATTACTTAAAGATATAGCACTGCTACCACCTACAAATTCTGTTCGTAATGCAGAAAAAGCTAATGATTGTCCAGATTCACCTATTGCCATTTATTTTGCCTTTAATTCTTCTATTTCTTGTTTTAATTCTTTTATTGCTTCTATTAATACAGCAGTTATTTTTGCGTAATCAACAGATTTTGTACCCATTTCATCATCTGCAGTTAATACAACTTCTGGTAAAGTTTTTTCTATTTCTTGAGCAATAACACCTATTTGTTTTCGTGCATTTTTTTGATCAATTCTAGTGTAACTTACACCTCTAAGTTGTGCTACTTTATCAAGACCATTTTCTATAGTTTCTACATTTTCTTTAAGTCTTGCATCAGAAAATGCTGTAACATCATTATTAAAGGTTGCGGCACCTGCAGCACTCATGTCTAATGTTAATGCAGTTATACCAGAGCCACCATCATTACCCTGAAGTATTATGTCTTTGTCCGATACAAGAGATTTAATTGTAAGATTATCACTGCCTAAATTAACGTGTCCTATGTCGCTACTACCATCTGAAAATATAGCTTCGCCATCACTTTTAACTTTAAACTTAGTAGTTGCTGCTTCACTTGCACCAGTTTTAAAATGAAGAGTTGTAGCGTTATTTGAAGAGCTAAAATCACCTTCAGATACTGCTTCAATTCCTGCGGCCACTAATATAGCATCAGTGCCTGCTCCTTCATCAGGTGCTTTAAAAAATATTGAACCTAATACATCGTCTGCTGCAATATCATTATCACCTGCGTGGAATGAAAGACTTGGTTCTTTTCCATCTGCTGTGCCTACATGTTTAAGTATTAATCCGTCATCTGCAACATGTGTTAAAGTTATTTCTTGGTCGTTACCAAAATATATAACTCCACCATCTGCAAGATATAAATCAGAAAACTCTGCAGAAGCAGAACCAAGTGTTGCACCGTCTGCACTAGAGGGCAATATAGAAGTTCCAAAAGTTCCTGTATTAATAACAGGACTTGTTAATGTTTTATTTGTTAATGTGTCTGTAGATACAAGAGATACAAGAGTCGAACTTGAACCTGCAGGAAGTGTTAAAGTATTTGTAACTCCTTCGGAGTGAGGTTGAGCTATAACAATCTGTCCGTGACTGTTGTTTTCACAATTAAATTGAATAGCACCAGAATTAGTATTACCTCTTACGGTTACATGTCCTGTGCCTTTTGCTTCTATATCAAAGTCAATATTAGAATCACCACCTGTTGCAGATATTTTAGGTGGATTGCCTGTTGCTGCGTTTGTTACATCAAACTGGTTAACTGCGGAACTTGTTGTTTGAAATATTATTTGTTCGTTACCATTTTCATCACCAATAAAATGAGCATCGTCTATTAATATATTGTGTGAATTAGTATCTAAATTAGCACCTAACTGAGGAGATGTATCTTCTACAACATTAGATATACCAGAAGAAGTTGCTAATCCTGAAACCAATGTTGAACGAGTTAATCTTTTTAAACCACCACCAGATGTGTCTACCGCAAGTAAAACATCATCACTTGCAACAGTTGATATTTCAGATAAATCACCCACTGCTGTAGGATTAAAGTTTGTTCCATCAGCAACAAGTATGTGACCTGAGGTGTTTGTTCCCATAACTAAATCATCGCCTGTTATGGTTAAATCCCCCGTGACTACAACATCTCCACTAAATGTGGCTTTACCTGCAAGAGCCATATCTATATCAAGAGCAGTAATTGCACTAGCACCATCTGTTCCTTTTATTGCAAAGTTTTTATCTGCTACACTTACAGTTAATTCAACATCACTAGAGTTATTAGCAATGTCAAGTATAGATGTGCCGTCATCTTTAAAAGTTATGTTTGCACCATTTGCATCAAGAATAATATCTCCCTCTGCGTCTAATGTCATATCTCCTGAAGATAAAGCAATAGTTGTTCCATCAATGTTAAAGTTATCAATGTCTATGCCTGCATCAGCAGTAATTTTACCACCTGCTGCTGTAGTGCCACTAATATCAACGTTACCGTTTATATCTATTGTTGTGGCCGCAATTTGTATTTCTGTGTCAGCAACGAGATCTAACTGTCCATCAGTTGATGAGTTTATATATATTGCAGTATCTCTAAATTGTAATTTTTCTGTGGATGCAACAAGTATGTCATCACTAAATTCAAAATAATCTTCATCTTCCATCCACTTCAAAACACCATCGTTTGTTTCTCCATCGAATGTAATTGTTATATCTGTGCCTGATGTTGCAGCTCCAAACGTAAGTGAGTTACCTACCAGTTTTGTTATAGGTCCTCCCTCATTAGCTGTACCATCGTGAGTGTGTCCTGTACTAGCTTGAAACGCTGCTAACAACTGGTCAAATTCATCATTGGTATGAGCTGCCGTAATTGTATCACCGTCTGCATACGTAGACTGTCTTGTATATGTTGCTCCCATTTACCTTCTTGCTCCCAATTGGTATTCCATTTGAAATCCTTTTAATGAATAAGGATTTGTGCTTGTGCTTCCATCTTCTACTCTTAATGCTACTGCAAATCCTGAACCTTCTACTGCTTTTCTAACAATAGGTTGTGTAGGACCTCCGTACGAAGCAGTTCCATATACAGATGATCCATATAGTCCTGCAACATTTAAACTGTCAAGGGCGTATGCAGCAGGGCGAGTAGAATCTTGTGCTTCGTAATCATATCTTACAAATAAATCTGCATCGATAGTTGATTCAGGTGCGTAGTTAATATTAACTCTTTGCATGTGTTTACGTATTCCGGGGTCATTAAACGTAAGATCTGGACTTCTATACTTACCTAATATAAGACTTCCGTTAAAAGTATTACCTTGGTCTTGTCGATAAACATAACCATCAAATCCACCGTGTAAAGGTATAACATCCCCTTCATTTACAATAGTATCTGTGCAAGCAGGGCGTATTCCTCGTGTTTTACTAAACTCAAATGTTTGACCTTTCATAACACATATAACACCTATTGTGCCTGTTTCTCCACCACCTTCTTTTGAAAAGAAAATACGGTATTGTGTTTTATCAGGAATTACAAGAGATTCAAATGCACCTGAGTCAGATATGTTTTCTCTAAATAAACTTTGCACATTAGAACTTATAGTTCCTAATTCAACGTCACCAATTCTTGCAGTACCTGCGATTGTACGCAACCCGTCAGGACCTAAGAAAATAAGGTCTCCCGCAAATTCTTGAATAGTGTCTCCGTTTATACAACCTATGTTTCTTGTTACTGGCACGATAGCAAAATCACTTAATGAGCTACCTCCCAATTTAAATATTCTATTCTCACAAAATATAAATAAGTTATCACGGAAAACTTTAAGTCCAACAATAACATCATCTACTTTAATGCTACCTGCACCTGATCCTGAACTAAAAGCATCTTCATCAAACGGTTGACTAAATACTATTTCTTGTGGTGTGCTTGACATACCAGAATAAAACATGTGGCTTTTAAATGCTGCAACGTGTTTTGCACCTTCTACACTACTTGCAGTTACATCTGTCGCACTAAGAGATGTGTTAAAAACTGTAGGATCGTTGTTACCATCAACAACTATTATTTTATCATTACCATCAAAGTTAAATTTTTCAAAGCCGTATTTAGTCGCACTAGTTCTACCACTGTCTATACTTGTCCACGTTTCTGATACTACATCTGTAACCCCATGAGCCGCTGCAGTAGTGCTGTTTGCAGCCCGTGTTACACCCGTAAATTGAGTGGCTGCTTTACCTGTATATGTGAACTGTTCATCACTAATTAATAAAGTGCCACTTGATGAAAATGAACTTGTTGATTTAACATTTATTGTTCCTGAACCAGACATGGTTTCACTAGATGTTATCTTTGTCGTTAAAGTGCTTGATGCAGAACGATAAATACTTGTACCTCGTGCAGCAATAACATAATTATTAAAAATAGTAGACATAAGAACAGGCTCTGTGCTACTGGCTGTTTGAGGAACTATAGAATGAACATAAGGTTTAAAACCATTTATTCTTCTATACCCACCTTCAATATCTGGTTCAAAGTTAGTTAGTTCCAACGCTTGTCCGGGTTTCATTATAAAAGTAGATTGGTCAAGAACTAACCCACCTTCACAAATAAAAGGAAATGCAGCGGTTTCGCTAAGATCAGCCACTTATACTGCCCTCATATAATCTTTTCTATTTATTAATTCTATTCTCATACGTTTAATACCATCTTCATATTCTTTCAAAGCAAACTGTGCTGTTTGCACGTCTGAACGAAACATGTGTGTGTAATATTTTGCACGAGAGGTAACTACTGATTCAAATCTTGTCGGGATAATCGATGTATCACTATGAGAAGAAAGAGCAGTATTACTAATGTAATAATCAAATTTTAATACTCTGTTGCTTGTGTCAGGTATGGGTGTTAAACCTAACTCATCATTATAGTTTGTGTATACAAATTCGGGTAATGCAAACTTATCTGTATCTGGTTTAGAATCTCTTTCACGATACCTGTCATTATACTCTTCGTATGATATATATTTTAATGGTGTTGAAGTTGTGTTTTCCATCAACTGCACTAATTTAACATACGCGGCAGAACCTGCGGCTTCAGTAAAACTTACATAGTGTGTTGTTGCTGTTGCAGTAAATGTTGTTTCTGATAAAAGAACTTCATTAGCATTACTTATAGTAAGAGTTGCTGTTTTAGTTTGTGAACCACCAGAACTTGTGCCAACTTCTAAAGTAAGAGTTGCACCACTAATTTGAGTTATAATAGTGTATGATTGTCCAACCACCAAATCATTTACAGCTTGAGATGCTTCCGCACTTGTCAGCAACAACGTGTTGCCAAACTTTGAACTAGCTGCAGGACTACCTGATACAGTAGACCAATTTGTTATACTTGCTGAACCACTTATTTCAAAATCACCATTAGATATGTAATCTTTTGGTGCAAGAAATATGTTGTCATAATCAATATACTTTAAAGTGGATGAGATACTTGCAAAACTATAAAGTTGTTTACCTGCAATTACATCTACTGAACCTTCTGCTCGTGTGAAGGGCCAATTAAGTTCAGAATTAAGTATGTCTGATATTGCTTTGTTTACATAATCTTTTACAGTTGTTTGCACACCTCTGGAACTACTAAAAGTAGAACTGGTTAATTCTACTTCGTTCATGTCTCTTAATACGTTGTTTACTAATATGAGATAACTACTTGCCATTTCTTTTACGAGATTTCTTTGTTAATTGTTTTGTTTTTTCTTCTTCAAGTTTTTTTTGCAATTCTGCGTGTTTTATTTTTTCTTGAAGTTTTTTGTTTTTTAAATACTCTCGGTGTTTTTGTTGTATACGAAAAGGACTATTTAAAAATTTATTTATACTGTTAATTTGATTTACAGTTAATAAGCGAAGAGGTTTTCCGTTTTTATTTATTAATATTTTTCGTCTTATTTTTTTCTACTTGTGGCTCTACGTTTTTTTCTACAATGTCTTTTAACAATTTTAATTTTATAGTTGCAGTAGACATGTCAAAAAGTGCTTTATCCACATCCCCTAAAGATACATTATTTTTGTTTATCGTATTTCTTGCATTATCTAATTGTAATTTGTATTGAAATGTTAATGCTTGGGCTGCTAATGATTTCATCGGGGAACTCCTGTTGTTTCTCTATTATACAGATAAACTACGAAAAATGCAAGAAATTAAATTTTTCCTGCTAATTTAGCTGCATAATACACTACTAATATACATCCCCCTATAAATGTAATGACTGCAATAGAATAACCTGTAACTCGTAACATATCTTCTCTTTGCTTTTCTGCCATCTTTTCTGCGTATCTTCGTGATTTTCGTGCTTCTGCTTGATACCTTTGCCAATCTTCCCAAAGTCCGGGGCGACCTGCATATATCATAAGTTGCTTAAGTTCTTTCTCTTGTTCTTTTATTTTTTCAAGAGCCATAAACTCTTCTAAATCACCACTTCCTCCTCTAGCTCTTTGCTTACTTGCTTTCTTTTGTATTTGTTCTTTTGCAAAAACAAAATCAGAAATTTGTTTACCACAACTAGCAAGCTCTTTTCCGTTGGAAATAAAACTTTTTATTACGCTAAATGCGGCGTTAGCCGCTGCAAGCTCTGCTAACATGTATTCCCCTTACTTGTTTATTGGTTTGCAATATGCTGTTATTCGTTTGTCACCATCCTTTGTCGGTATAGACGGTTGTTTGTTTAATCGTTCAGCAAAATAAAGACACCTATCTATGTTTTTAAATCGTTGTGTTTTATTCACTATCTGGTTGTCGATCATGAAGATCAGTAGAAACTCTATCATTGTGGTGGCAGTCACAGTCACACTCGTCACAGTCACATTCGTAACATTCGCAAGTGTCACATTTTTTCTTTTTATTCACCCCATTCCCCTGTTTTCATAACTTCTGATAAATGTGTTGCTCGTCTACCTACTTGTTTTGCCCAACGGGAATCAAGCATTTCCTCACTTGCCCATTCAAAATTAGCTCCATCTATAGCCGCCCACATATTAATAAATTTCATCAATCTAGGCACACCCATATTAAATCCCATATCAACAAGACACATTTGACGTGCTTCATCGAGTTGTAAAACAATTGGTTTTTTTGCAACCAGTTCTTTTTCTACAATTTTTATATCATTCATACAGAGATAATAAGCTTCATCTTCAGTAAGACCTTTGTTTACAATATCTTCAAGAGTTTTATTCATGTGCATTAGTTCACCATCAGTAATACCTCTATCTTCAAGATTTCTTCCAATACCAATGGTAGATATACCAAGTGAATCTTTATAAGGCTCAAGCACTATACCTTCATGTTTAGCTACTATTTTTACAAATTCTTCTCTGTTATATTTCATGCTTTTTTCCTTGTAGTAGTTTTTCTTCGTTTACCTGATGCAGTAACAGACCATTTAACAGCTCTAGGGCCTGTCTTTTTACGTGCTTCTGCTTTGCTTATTTTACCTGCAACAGCTTTGGGTCTACACGCAGGATAAGGTCGTTTACTTTTTTCTTTACCAGATCGACCACACTTTTTACCAGTTTTAACATCCCGCCAGTCTTCTTTAAACCACTTAGTTAATCCGCCTTTAGGTTTAGCCATTAGTAAGTGCCACCACGTTTTTTGTAAGTTTTTACTAACCATGCGTTTGCATACGCCGATGGATATACTTTAAATTTCTTTTTTGCTTCTGCTTTTACTCTAGCATAAAGAGCTTTATTTTTTGGTTTACTCGCCATTTTGTACTCCTATTTTTTCTTTAACATTTTTGCTGCTTGACCGACCCCCTTAATTCCAAATGATGCAGATATTGCAATAAACAATAAATACTGATACCATTCTGGAAGCGTATTTAACACTTCAAAACCATTTCTTACGTATTCTGTCATACCCGGAATAAAAACTAAAATTGCAGGAGCTAACAGCACAACTAAAGCAAATTCGTCTTTCCACGAATTATCTGTTGCTTGTGCCATTTTACCTTCCCACTCTACTTCCCCTGCAGCAACCTTTTCTGCAACGGTAGCACGAGCTTTGGCTTCAGCAACTTTAGCTAACCCATCTGCTTTTGTTTTTTCTACCTTGTTTTGAAACCAAGTGCCTGCTAGATTAGCTATTGGGCCAATTAATGCCTGAAACACGTCTTTTCCTTTCCAACTGTTTTATATGCTTTCTCCAAAAGAAAACAGATAACTTACTGAAGAAACCTGATAGAGTTAACATTTCCACCTTTTTCTTGCTTGTCGAAGTCTGCTATTAGGGTTTTTGGCTGCTTTAGGAAACTTTTTCATTTGTCCTGCACTTCTTGCACAAAATGATTTACGTCTTTTTGCAGCCTTGCTCCCCGGTTTAACTTTGCCTGTTACAGCAGTTTTAAGTTTACTTCCGGGGTTATCCCTTCGGTATTTAGCCACACCTTTTTTAGTCATTCCCGCACCAGATTTGGTTGGGCGTTTGTGACCACCACCAATAGTGTGACCTTTCATGCTTCCCCGTTTAGCAGCCATAACTATTTAGCCTTACCACCACGAGCCATGTACTTCTTGGTTTTGCCACCACCACGCATCATCTTTTTAGCTTTGCCACCACCCATCATTTTCTTTTTGCCACCTGCAGTGCCACCTTTAGCCATCATTTTCTTAGCTTTGCCACCGCCTGCTTTCATGTTAGGACTAATCATACCTCTTAATACACTAAATGCTCTTGATAGATCTTGAGCAGAATATCTTTCTGAAACAGTACCTCTAGCAGCACTTGCCATTTTGGCTGCAAGTCTTTCAACATCCTGATCTGATACTCTTCCTTTAGAAGATTTCTTTTTAGGTGTTTTTCCAATGTCCATTCCACCGCTTCCTTTAGAAGCTGATTTTGATTTTGTTGGTACTACTTTTATTGGCATTTTATTCTCCCTGTGAATAAAGATTATTAAATGTTGTTGCAGGATCAAGATAACTTTCATGAATCTCTGCATTGTGTATATACTGGCTCGGTCTAAAGTCTGG